TGTTGCGTTCGCTTGCGCTAACGCTGTGTTTGCACCTTTTACACCGCCTTCAGCGGCTGCTGACCCTACGTTTCCACTAACATAACTGGCTCCAGCAGGTGTTGATGCACCGCCTTGCTTATAAGCAAGTATCGGGTTCAACCCTGCTGCTTTCATGTCTGCCATACCACGTTGGTATGCTGTATTTGACATGCGTTCTTGGAACGCCATTTGGGTGTTTGCAGCTTTCTTGTTTGCCTTGTTGGTCATATATTGACCAAGCGCAGACGCTCCCGCTGCTGCTACTGCTTCCCAAGCCATTAGAAGTGATCTATGAGGCCAGGCACACTATAAGTAGGCATAGGCCTGGCACACTTAAGCTTAAAATAAAAATCGCCGAGCATATTTGGATAGCTCGTAACCGCTGTAACTCGATCAATTGGTGGGTTTTCCTCTATGAAAGATGCGTTTAGTGCTGGTAGTGATGTGAAATCTTGTGCCAAATGCCATGTGTCTAGTGATGAACTATACGAACTGCGCATTTGCCCTGTAACAAACGAGGGTTTGTATCTGTATTCCGCATACCTTTCTTGATAGCCGAATGTTAAATCGTCATCGCTTGTACCTTGTGCATAAATTTCTTTGTTTAAAATTGCCTGTTCGCCTAAATGCGCTAGTGCAGGCCAATAATAATCGTATTTGGTTTGCTTGCTAAAAAACCTGTTGAGCCCCTGCTGGTATGTCAAGTCTGCAAAGACGCAAGCCATTCCAATAATGACGGTATGCTCTGTAAAAGACTTACTGAATCCATTATGACTGAACCCAGCTGTACCGAATCCAGCAAGGTTTCCTTGAGGCGTGGTAGAATCTGTACTGCTTGTTTGAGGTATAGGATCAATTCCAACACGTGTTTTCCCTCCGCCTAGATACTCAGGACGTTGTAACCGTGCATCCGGTGATGTCACACCAAAATGTGATTGAATGACTTCTGTATAGCGTGTACCGCCTCTGGCGTCCTTTTCCAGTAATCTTTGTATTTGAAACGCCTCTCTTAAAGCGTTAATTGTTGTTGCTGTTGCTTGTGATAAATCAGCATATATCTCTGGGTAACTTGGTGATGCGTCCGACATCCTTCCAACCCAGTTGTTTTGATCCCACAGGCCTGTGCTTTTCGCATATGTTACTGTGTTGCCTGTTGAATCTGTTTCATATACGGTATCTCCACTGCGTGTTGCGGATGTTCCTGTATTACCGATACCTGTAATTGGCGCTGTGCCTGAAAGCGGTAGATTTACCGCATCGCCTTTTTGCGGCCAAGGTAACGCACTTGTAAAGTAATCATGCCTTTTGCCGCGTTTTAATAGTGTGTAGTTTGTTGCTGTATCTGGTCCATCGCCTTTGTCTACGGTTACTGAATCTTGAAGGTTTTCATCGCGAAACCATTCATTATAAACCAGATTATAAGCTCTTCCCATGAAGTTGTTGAATGTTAACGCAACTCCGTTTGGTACTCCGAAATAGTCGTACAGTGTACTATTGACCACTGTTGCTGTTGTTTGCGGTACTAAATAATCTGTACTATCGCCCGGATTATCCTGTTGTCCGCAGAATTTTTCCCAATTATCCCATATTAATCTAAATGGTACGGCGAAATAAAATGTTTCGACGTACATGTTATCCATAATTGGGTGTATTGGTGTTGCTAATCGACAGAATGCATGTGTCTCTAGCTGGAACGTATCGCCGGGTAATGCCTCATCATAAAATATTGGGATGAGGTACCCCGCGTCGAACGTTGTTTTTAGACCGTGTGATCGGTCAAAGGTGGACCGTTGGATATCTACGTGCGGAACCCGACTAAAATCATGGGTCAGCGTACTGGGTAACGTTCCTTGTGGTCCACCTATCATTTTTTATTCTCCTTTGAGTATACTGCAGTTGCAGATTTCTACTATTGTTGTTTCTATATGCCCGGTTAGCTCGTTCCACTCAGCGACTTTATAAATCGCGAACTCTTCCGGATGGTTTGATATTTGATTATTTCCTTCTTGCATCATGTCAGACACCATTCTTGTAAATACACCATCTGTAGGTGCTGGTTTAGGGTCTGAAAACATTTCTGCTGTTAAATCAAATATCGAATATAATCCTTTAACCATTTGTAAAACCTCCTTTGTTGTCTTTGAATTTTGCGCATAATATACATTACGCGTCTAAATCCCTTACTAATTGTTCAAGTTGAA